AGCACACTGCCCAAGAAAAGACATTCTCACTACTCGGCGAATCGAAGACGGGACTCCCCGCACCATGCACCGACTGACCATGGTGGCGCTGAATTTAATGGGGAGCCCCGTCTTCGGCTAGTTCCGGTTAGAGAGTTTGTTCCACAGGTCCCTTTCAGACTGGAGGATTCGAAAAGGATAAACGCTCCAGTCCACGCTCCTGTGGATCAATTGGGTCCAGTACTCTCTCAACAAGTACCGGTTGTCACTGGCAATGATATGTCATCCATGATTGCCGCTTTTAACAAGCGTTGCAATTTCCATAGTGACAAGCGTGTCGCTCCCAGGATCGTGAAGGAGGCGCGTCGTCTCGCCTCCCTCGTCTTCCCACCCTTGCCTCCTTTCGATTGGTCTCAGGACATTTTCGATCGGTGGGTTTCAAAGTTCCGCGTTGAGAAACAACAACGTATGCATGAAGCCTTAGCAAGGTTACATGATTGTGATTTTCGCACCCTTAGTACCAGGAAACTGATGGTTAAGGGTGAAGTGCTCTTAAAACGAAATGATCCTTCATGGGCTCCGCGCATTATTTACGTAGGTTCTGACGAGTACAACGTCGTTACAGGACCTCTGCAGGATGAGTTTAATAAACGTTTATCTTGCGCGTTGGACGAGTTTTCGTGCCCGGAGGTTGTTAAAGTTTGTTTCGCTTATGCCAAGAAGGACCCAGAGATCGCCAGTCTCCTCGCGGGGGCCTCTCGGTATTATGAAGGCGATTTCAGCGCAAACGATAAGAGCCAGCTCCGTGATGTTCACGAAATTTTTGCACACTGGTTAAAGAGTTCAGGCAGTCCGCCATGGTATGTGTCTCTTTACCGCAAGTTGTCCCATCATTACACTGTACGGTCTTACGAATACGGTTTATCGGCCGTCTTACATTATCAGCTCGCCACGGGCGGGACCGACACGACCGGTCGTAATACTGTTTGGAATTTGTGTTTGTGGTACAGCTTTTGCAAGCTTTATGGTATTTTAGGCACAAAGGTAGCTGTGCTCGGCGATGACATAGCTGCAGGTGTGGGGGAGCAAGGAATCAGTGTCAAGCTGTGGGTCGAACATTGTAATTCTGCTGGGATGACGCTTAAGGCGCGCGAGCGGCGTTACTACTGTGATCTTACATTCCTCTCCCGGTTTTTTGTACCGAAGGGGACTGAGAACTGCATGGTTCCTCTCATTGGCAAAGCTTTGTGCAGGTTCAATGCACGGGCGAATAGAAATGCGGATGTCAGTGATTTGGAATACATGGCTGGAAAATCCCTTTCCTACGCCTATGAGTTTCGTCACGTTTCCTACCTTCGTGATCGCTTTCTTAAACGTTTCCGGTCCACAGGTGTATCAATCTCATCTATTAAGTTGCACGACTTAACTTGGTTTTCCCGCCAAGACGTGTCCGGTTCTCAGGACGTGTTGCAAGCTGCTCTTAATGATGACTTGGTGCTCCATGATGATGAATTTCTCGAAGTGATCATGGCCAAGTATGACATAGGACTGTACGATATGGACTATCTCTGCGACAGGCTCATCGAAGAACACGTGCCTACGGTGTTCTCTGATGAACGTTACTACGCTTTTGAGCACGAGATTGCGTAGCCCGGTAAAGCTTGGTCCCCTTTAAGGACCCGGCGTGGGAGATGCTGGAGCCCTCTGACTGGTGGTGTTT